AGGGGTTCGATCTTCTCAACGCAAATCTGATCCAGGATCTTGACGATATCTTCAACTGGTGCGTCCTTGTACATCCTCTCTACCAGAGGTTCAAAGTTGATGTACAACGAGTCAGTATCAATTGCGATGATATAATCCTTATCAGTCTTGAGCAGCTTGTTCAGGTAGCGATTGATTGCACGCTCTGCCCAACGAATGGACAGCTGACCACTGACAGTGATCGACTCAGCAATACGGACGTCGAAGTACCTAAAGTGCTCGTTCGACATTGCACCGTAAAGTGAGTTCATAAGAATCTTGATAGCCATCTGCTGACAGTCAGCACGGGTGATTAGCTTCTCAAGCTCTTTGATCTTCACCGGATCCTTTGTGTTCTCCTTCTCCTGCTTGTGCATCAGCGCTTGCTTCTTGAATTCAGAACGCTGTGCATACATGTACTCAACCGTAGAAGGAATGAATCCCTTGATCGTGGTGGAGAAGTATTGACCCGTGGCACTGATGCACTCATCAGCTGCTAGAGTTGGCTCATAGCCATCCAGCAACTTGTCAACGTTGATCCCAGGATAGACCTTGTTCAAGATCGTCTCCGGTGACATGTTGTACTGCATCATCAGGTGCGGATACAGAGAGTTCAAGTCAAAAGAACACATCCAGCGATACATTGCAGGCTCAGGATCCTTGACGTGCGCACCCTCAATCTGCCTCTCCTTATGACCACTCTTCTTAGGAGGAACAACGATTCCGCGTCGGCGAAGCTGGTTATGGATCAGAGCATCCCACATATTAACAGGACCAAACACTTCCGAGTAGTTGACTAGACCCCAGTATGCCAGAGTCATAGCCAGCGTGATCAAGCCCATCTTGTCTTCGAGCTTATCAACCAGCTGAACGTCTCGAATGTTATAGTCGATGAACTTCTGGTGGTCTTCCTTGTACAGATTGAACAGAGACGAATGCTCCGAGTAGTCAATCTTCTTTTCACCAAGGACAGTGGCAGCAATCGTATTGAGCTTGTAGTTTTCTTGAGTGCCGTACGTGTAGCCAAACTTCTTGAACAGGTCAAGGTAGTCGAGCTGCTGGATTCCAATGATGTCATACACTGAGTGAGACTTACCGCCAATCTCAATCTCAGAATGCTTGAGAATGCTCCACGGCGAGAGCTTGTCAGCCATGCTATCGCCAAACAGGATCTTGATTCTGTTGACCAGATACACAGTATCAAACAGTCGGCTGTTCCAGCCCGTCACGATATCAGGATAGCGCCTGGTCCAGTGCAAAAGGAACCGTTCAAGCAGCTCGTTCTCATCTGCACACTTGACATACTTGATGTCTGCACCCTGCACAATTGTCTTAGATGCATCATAGTCACCAAGACCCCAGCAGTAGTACACCCCATCACGAGTGCTGCGTAGAGTGATGGCAGTTACAGGAAACTTAGCTTGGTTGGGATAGGGGAAACCACTATCAGACTGCACCTCGATATCGACAGATGTCACATCAACGATGCTGCGATCCCACTCACACTTGTCTAGAAAGTTGTCACTTGCAAACTGGTGCACATAGTTCTGAGTGCCATGGATCGTAAAGCCTTCGACCTCTGCATGCTTAGTGCAAAACTCATAGCAGTCTCGCATCGTGCCGGGCTGGATTGATGCCACATGACGTCCCTGCAACGTCCTATGTTCCGTCGGAGTACGAGACGGAACATAGAGCGTTGGGTTGTATTGAATCTTACGCTTGACACGACGATTGTCCTCATAGCCACGGTACAAGATAAAGTTACCGTGGCGATCTATAGAAGTATAAAACATAACCTACCCCCAATCCTTCACACTCTACATTATATCATGGGCAGGAAGTTTGATCAAGCGAAAATGTGCAGAGCCTCTTCGTAGTGTGCCTGGCGATCTGCTAGACCGATTGTGCCACCATTGATACGTTTTGTGTTAGCGACAATGTCGCCCCTGTCTGCGGTAGCGTTCAGGTTATTCTTGCCCCAGAACCAACCAGCGGACATGGCTGCACCTTCATGTGTCGTAAGATACTCTACTGCATCTTCAACTGACATGCCCATGTCAGCAGCGAAGCGAGCGTAGTTGTCATGCCCGGTCAGCTGAATCAAACCACGGCCGCGATAGCGCCAACCATCGCCAGAAGACTCGGGACCATTGCCCATGCGGTTGGCATAGACTCTGTTAGCGATCTTCTCTGGGTTTCTTCCATACTGGTTGGGATCTACGTCTCTGAAGTAGCGAGGAAAGATCACCAGAAGACGATCGGCTCTGTAGTTCAGGTTCTCTTCAACAAACTTCAAACCACCAGATTCGTGGCCAATCTGAGCCATGAACATTGCAATTCTCTGTGTGGTGTTGATCTCAAAGTGTTCTAATGTCTTATTCAGTGGTTCAAGGAAGTTGTCAATCGTAGCAGCTGGCGCATGATCAAAAAACTTGGCTAGTTGTTCTCTGGTTACGAGCATTGGGGGTCTCCTAATAAAAAAGGGGAGGCTTTCGCCTCCCCCGTACTTATGTTAGCGACCTATTGGACGCTGCTCCATGTTCTTAGAAAGCTGGTGTACATCGTATCTGTTGATGCCCATGTCTCTAAGATCTCGGTCAGTCAACTCATTGAGATGCTTGACCTCTTTATGAAACCTAATAGTGTTCTTCATCCACTGGCTCACACGAGCAGCGGAGCGAACGATAGGATTGCGGTACATTGGATTACTCCGAAAGGAATTGCTTCTTTGAGGTCTTCTTTGCTTCCTTGGCGTCAGCCTCGTCCGCAATGTCGATCTTCTTTGGCTTCTTTGATTCGGGGATCACATGCTCGAGCCAAATCTTGAGCATACCATTAATCATGTGAGCGTTGTTGATTTCAACATTGTCAGCCAGAGTGAACTGACGAGTGAATGCACGATCAGCAATACCCTTGTGCAGGTAAGCGTTAGCTTCATCGCTGTCACCTGCAGTCTTGCCCTTAATGACCAGCTTGTTGTCTTCTAGAGTTAGCTCGATGTCCTGCTTTGCAAAGCCGGCAACAGCCATCTCGATAACATACTTGTTATCTTCGACCTTCTTGAGATTGAAAGGGGGATAGGAGGCAGCTGCATTGTTAGCAAGCCACGCTGCATTATCCTGCAGAGTCTTAACCAGCTTGTCAGCGCCAACAAAGTAGCGGTCAAAGTAGCTGGTATCGAGGTTGTGTGTCTTCCAGTAAGTCATTGGTTTCTCCTTTTAAAGCGAGATAAAGAAAACGCATCCCATTAGGCGATGCGTGACCTTATATAGTACATAATGGTGAGAAAGTCAAGCGTCAGTGGAACTTTTTTTTGAGTCTTTGTTTGGACGTTACGTAGATGGACATCGTCTTTTCGTCTAGCAGATAGACGGGTGTTAGGTCATTCTGTTTGAAGATTTTGCCAGTCTCTAGAGCATAAATAAAGGAGTTATTTTTTTCTTCTTGTTCCATAACACGAGCAGCGTCTATGATCACTCGCTCAGGGACAATCTGCAAAATAGGTGGTTCTTCTTTCATGTACACCTCGAGGAGGATGCTTATATGTTCGGACTAAGCAAGATAGCCATATACGTACTTATAGCGTTGTTCTCCTTTGGTGCTGTCACCACGACGTACTATGTTTGGAAGAGGAACATCCAGCATCAGGCTCTCCTTGAGTTCAATCGTCAGCAGATGGAGCAGACGCAAAAAGATCAGGCTGAGTTCATGCGCAGACAGCAAGAGATAGCAGAACAGCAAGCTGAGGCTGCACGTGCACTTGTTGAGAGAAATGAAGAGCTGAACAGAAGAATGAGCGATGTGGATCGTTATCTAACATCTGGGCAGGCTCAAGACAGACCAGCCTCAGATGTTCTGAAACAGACTATTGAACGTCTTAGATCAGGAGCAAGCAGATGAGAAAGTTTATACTGGTAGCTCCATTCTTGCTCGTTGCATGCGCTAGTGAGCCTGTCGTAGTTAGATCAGTGCAGCATCAGGTTATCATGCCTCAAGAGAGCATGTTCAATTGCCCTACCCTAGCCTCGTTTCCAGAACCAAGAACACTGACAGATGTTCAGGTTGCTAGGTTGATTGTACAGCTATATCAGAACAACACAACGTGCAGAAACTCAATGACAACACTAAGACAGTTCTTAGAGAACGCAAAGAAAGCTGCAGAAGCTAACACCCAAGAGGCTGATTAGGGCCAGTAAGATTTTCCCATAATTTGGATCTCTAGACGATGCCAAAGGACTTGGAGGTGTTGCTCGTCACCTTCCTTAATCGCCTTCTGCAAGTCGTGCATTGTGTCTAGCAGCCTACGCTTGTAATCAGTTATCGCAGTCATCGTTCACTCCCATCGTTCTTGAGCTTGCTGTTCATGTATCGCACTAGGTAGCTTAGACCCATCCATGCCATGATGGGTACGGCTATCAGATACAGTAAGAAAACAGAAAACAATCCTATGACCCCCGGACCAATCAAAAGAGTGTTGACCGCACAGAGCTCCAAGTTGCCATGCATTGCATTGCAACCAATCCAGAGAGCAAACTCTTCAATCACCCAAGTTGACCCAAAGCCCCAGCAATGACAGCGTCAGCAGGTGATTCAGGTACGTCAACAATCATCAACCCCATCTCTTGCAAAGCAGTTTGAAGCTCCAGGAGGCTCTCAGGATCGGGCGGGTAGTCAAAATCATGCGAGATTGACTCAAGCGCAATCCATAGACGATCCATGATCGTGTCCATGATGTCAGTCCTTATGACCAGCCATATTGACCTCTTCGATGACAGGCTTGCCAACCATATTGATGCTCGTATTGGCAATCACACGCGAGAAGCTTACAGCCTCAGCAAAGGTTGGGAACTTCTTGACACGCTCCATGAGCATGCCAAAGTTCTTGGACTTGCGGTCGTTTTTGACTTCCATGTAGGTGCACTTGTACTGAAACATCAGCTGATCTCCTTTTCTATCGTATATAGGCATTATAGCCCAATTTTATAAAAAGGTCAAGCGTTTTCATCCACGTCGGGACAAAGATCCAATCTTAGTGAGGTCTTCGTTCTTACCAAGAAGCTGCAGCCCACCCTTGTTGTAGAGCGGAGCCACACGGCTAGCCTTCTCCAGAATAGCAGCACGCGTAGCAGCAGACTCCTTATGCAGGTTAGCCATGATACCCTTAGCCCTACCGCCATCCACGATAGTGTTACTCAGCTGAGGGCCCTCAGTCTTATAAGACGGCATAGCAACCTTGTGGAGCTTAGCCTTCGTCAGCTGTTCACGATGCACACCATGCTTACGCAGCCATGCCTCATGCTCAGCCTTAGCCTGCTCCTGCTTGGCAGACGGCTTAGTAGAACGACCCGACTTCGTCGTCGTGAAGTACGGCTTCATTAACTGCATTGTCATCGCTCCTGTTGATCTGAATGTTTTCGAGCATTTCCAGTGCTTGCTCTTCAGAGAAGTTCTTGAGGACGTTGCCCTCAAGCCACCCAATGTACCTACCAAAGTGCCACAGCCTCTCTTGATGAGGGCGGAAGTTGCCCTCTGCGTCACGCTGGCAGGAGGTCCAAATGTAGTCCAGTGCAGCACGTAGCAGCAATTCAGTCTCAGGCTTCACCGCATTCCCTTTCTCATTCAATAAACACACAATAGCCCGGTTTCATAAAAAGGTCAACAGCAAAAATCGTCTATATTCCGATATTCGTACGGTGGGTCATTGGGACCCGCATGTGGGAGAGCCCGGCGCTCGATGTTTTCAAACCAAACGGTCTCAATGGTCCCAAGCGTGGTGTCTTTAATGGTAACCGGATACCAGGCAAACCAGCGGTGCCAACCATCAATATCTCTACGATTCCAGCGCATTACTTCCTCACTTGCGTTGCGTTTG